TGTAAACTCTCTTACGAACTTTTCGTCATCAAGAGTTTCTTCAAATCCTCTAGTCTTACGATTAAATTTATTATTTGTGCATTTTTTTCGTAATGCTACGAGTTCTTTTCGGGATAAGTTTGCTAGTTCAACTTCAAAGTTGTGTAAGCCGGGAAACTCTACCCAAGTGGTTTTTGTATCCACTAATAAGCTTTTTAATTCCATGTGTATATTCTCCTATGAATATTGTGTGATGCGCGTACTGATTGCTGTGTTGTCTGTAGAGGTAAAATCGTAAGATTGTGTGTAGGTATCTCCTACTTGCATTCGTGCTGTATACGATACTGGATTCAACTGTAATTGAAAGAATCCACTATCACTACTTGCTTTTCCTGTTTCTACGGCTTTTAAAGTCAAATTGCTACTAGTATTAAAGTCATCAAATTGTGTTATATTATTGTCGGTTTGGTATTGTGTAATAGCTCCCGAAGCTATACGTTTACCTATTGTGTAAGTACTTGGAAACATTGCATTGCTAGAATTGGTTACTGATAGACTATCATGTAGATTGTCATACTTTGTCCAAGCTATCTCTGTAGAAATACTTACATCCGCAGTAAGAATCGAGCTCATATTTAAGCTATCGAGGGTTACTACTGGATAAATTGCGAGAGGCGTTCTTGTGGCAGACTCAGATTGAGCGTTGCCTGGAATGTTGTAACTTTCGTTACCGGCTCTTGTTAATTTAGTTCCTTGTCCGCTTACTGATACTAAGAATTGTTCTCTAGTACCGAAGCTAAAATCAGCGTTTGTAATTACTGCATTTTCTATTTTGAATGTACTGCTTCCTGTCTGTACATACATATCAAATGACTTTAACTGCCCAGCAGTTATGTCACTTAATAAAGTTATTACTATGCTTTCATCTTTTTCTGTGGTTAAAGGAACTCCAAATTCGAAATTAGCCGCGTTGGCTTTCGTTATTGTTGAGCCTTCAAACATTTTTGATTGATCATGTAAAGTCTTTACTTGATATGAATCTTCCGCAAATGTTTGAGAAAACGTAATGGCGGTTGTAGTATAGATTCTATACTTGTTACCGCCATATACGATGTATAGCTTACTCTCCTTGAGAAAACTATAAGACATTTTTTACTTAAGCGTCTAGTGCAGTTGCACCAGTATTCAAGTACCCTGCTTGGGTATGTGAAGTTTGTCCTAAGTACTTAACTGTAATTTCATCTCCAGTTAAAAGATCTGTACCATGAGCCGCAAATTCTACAGTAGTAGAGACTAGGTCTCCAATTTCAACTGTTGGAATTGATAGCTGAGCTCTTGGCATGTTGAATTCAACACCCGGGGCAGTAAAGTCATTGGAATCAATGGCATCACCGTCGGATGCAACAGCTCCTGCTACGCCCATGAACAATCTCATGTCAAAAGAGTTTGTTACAAGGTCAGTTGCGCCTGCAAGATCCGTTAATAATTGGTTTGAACCATCAGTTTTGGTATCTAGATACATGGTTAAAGAACCACTAATCATTCTAGCACCTGTGAAGGATCCGATCGGTTTATCAACAACACCGATTGTTTCTGGTGTTACATAAGTAACATTATTTGCAAAGGTTAGAGAACCACCTGTGATATTAATATCATAAGTTCTGTTGTCTAAACCATTTGAAGCTGAACCACCACCTTGCGCATCTGCGTCAAGATATAGTGTGGATAATTTATTTCTAAGATAATCAGCATCACTTGGACCAGTAGTATCTACATAGTTATATGTTTCCACAAAAGTATCTGTGGTAGCACTGGTTGGAGCTGCTTCTGAAGTTCCTTGAATAATGAACTTAGAAGGATCTTCGATTGCTTCTTCTACTTGGTCGATTGTTGTTGCGTTTCCAGACCATGTAATTGATGCTATACCGTCGATTGAAAAATCAACCTCGGCTTGGTTAACTTGAGCATCGTTTAACCTATATGTTGTATTTTCTAGTGCGAAGTACAAGTTTATTTTCATAAGTTCATGAACATCTGATTTTGTAAATGTACATTGTGAACCGTTTTGAGCAGTAGTTCCTACTACTACACCACGTCCATTTGCTGCTGCATCTCCAGGTAATGCTGTACCTGATAGTGCTGCCCATAAAATGTTTTCTACACAGTCATGATCTGCGGCTATTCTGAAACTAGCTGCTCCATGTACGAATGGTCGAACATATGTTCCAAATGACCATTCTGCAGGTGGTAAAGAATCATTGAATCTTTTTGAACCCCTGTTTGGTGCTGCACCAGCTTCTGAAATAGTTACTTCACTTGAGTCTGAACCCTGTGAAAAACTATAACCGTCTAGTACGCCAACTCTGAAAGTGTTAGCTGTTACTTCGTTTCCTTTGAACTTTCCAGTTCCTATTCTTGTACCATCAGTAGTTGTTGTTGCTGCGATTGAATCCACAGTTACAATAAGTCCGGATGCGGAACTATTATTTGTTCCTCCGAAATTTTGTACTGCTGATTCTGTTGCTGTTTCATCCACTGCAAATGCTGAACCCCTAAAGTTATTAGGGATATTTATAGTTGCTACTGGGCCAGTTGAACTGCCTCCAGTAATAGATGCTACGATACACTTAAAGCCTACACCGTTACTAGAAGTTGTTCCTAGTGTTACGATATCGCCTACAGCGTATGCTGTTCCTGCAGTAGATACATGGCAAGTTTTCACTCCACCAGTTGCACCAACTCCATTTACTGAGCTTACAAATACTTTGGTATTTCTCGATAGATTTAAAGCCATGGCTTTCTCCTATTTTTTTATTTTCTTTGAAAGTACACTATTAGATGTTTATCTGTTATGTAATTTCTATTAATACCTACACGTTAGTGATAATTCTCCGATTGCTAATGGGGCGAGAACCCCTTCATCAGTCGATAAATTTAATAACGTTAAGGAAGTCGTTTTTAATGCTGGGCTTACGGTATCATCGTAAATCAAAACATCATTGTTGTCAATAACCTGTTCAATGTCTTCCATTAAAAGGGCTAAGACTTCTTGTGAATCCTCTTGGTCTTCAACATAAACTCTTATGTCTAAACTTAAAAATCTCCACTTAAATTCATTAGGTTGATACTGTCTAGTCTCGTCTCCTGCGACTATACAAACTTTAGGATATTCTTGGATTTGGTCTAAGAATATCATATGCCCATGAACATTGTTAAATACGTTTGAGTTGAATGGATGATTTCCATCAATCTCTTTTATTTGTTCTACTAATGCATCTACTACTTTCTTCCTTGCAGTTCTGTATGTATTTGCCATTATGTTCTCCTAAGACTCACTAGCTTTTGTTCTGTATACTGTAGAGCTAAGTTTCTTATGCTTTTTGCGATTAGAGGTTTTGGATTATAACCATTGGGCCATTTCCTACTTCCTGTATTCTCAAAGGTTTCGTAAGGATTACGGTGATATGTATACTCTCCGCTTATCCCTGCTTGAGTTTGTCTTAAACTCATTACTTGTGTACTATTTGAAAATCTACCAGTCTGATTTATTAATGCTGGTCTTCCCATGTTTCGTCTGACTTCTGCTGGAAGTCTTTTGTTTATTAATTTTTTTAACTTTACCATTTCTGCTAAAGAAGATGAGCCTTTCTCACCTTGTTGGTTTGTTTCTACAGCGTATACTGCTTGTGAAAATTTTGCTGTCCTTCTACTAATTTTTGTTTTTGAACCAGAATTAACCTCAATGTCAATATATCTAGGTTCTCTTTTTGGTGGGTTGTTTTTTGTTTTTACTACCTTTCCTTTAACATTTTTCTTTTTAAAAGAGTTAACTATTGTATCTACTGCGGCGGATGCGTTAGATGCTGATGCATCGTTTGTAAATTCATTACTAGCTTTCCAGTCCTTTGCGCTCTCACCTACTCCTAGACTCTTTTCTGCTCTTTTATTCTGTTTTAGCCAACTTTTAAAGCTGCCTTTTCCTTTACCCAGAATTCTTGTTTGTATGGCTCTCCAGTCTCCAACTGATTTTGTATTTCTTGTAAAAGTGCCGTCTATTTCTCGTACTTCTCCAGTGAGTATACCTTTTTCTTGTATAGGAGTCAGCTTTATACCGAATTTTGCTCTTTTAAATATTTCTTTTGCTACATTAGCAGTTTGTACTAAGTAAGGAAAGTCTCCACCTATTTGCATGTCTTCCATTGCTTTGACTATGTCATGTATTCTTCCTGTACCTAACTCTGACCCTTCA